GTGGGGGGAGGAGGGGGTGGGGTGGATGGGCGGCTGGGGCGCGGGGAGTGGCCGTGGCGTGGGCTGCGGGGAGTCTTGGTGGCAAGAGCCAGTTAAGGAAGCTAGAAATAGAGCCGGCGCACGGATTGGGTCGCGCAAATGTGGGCGCAGGTTGAAGACCATTCCGACGCTCCATTTGCATGGGGCATCAACGACTGCTGCCTGTTTGTCGCCCGCGTAATCGACGCAATGACGGAAACCAGTCACGAACTGGACCTCGCCTCGCAGTACACCGACGAGGAAACCGCGCTGGCCTACATCGCCTCTCACGGCTCCCTCGAGACCGCCGTTTCCTTCCATCTCGGAAACCCAAGCTCGGGAAGAGCGCAGCGTGGAGACGCGGTGTTATGCGCCAATGACGGCAACCCGTGCGTGGGTATCTGCGTCGGCGGCAATGTCGCCTGTATGGGTCAAAATGGCCTTGTGTTCCTGCCTCGGCAAGACATCACGACAAGGTGGGAAATCTAATGCCACAGGCAGTCATTGTTGTTGCAGTCAAGGCGGTCTCCTATATTGCCGCGTCTAAAATCCTTTCCACGATTGCAATCAATCTAGTGCTATCGGCTGCGGCTCGCGCATTAGCACCCCGCGCCAAGCAACCAAGCGCCAAAATTGACGTTGAGTACACCGGAACCATTGAGCCGCGCCGCATCATTTACGGCAAGATGAAAGTTTCCGGGATGAACGTCATCCCGCCTATGACATCGGGTCTTAATTCGGCTTACCTCCATCAGGTTCTGGCCGTCGCCACGCATGAATGCAACAGCCTCGGAACGGTCTATTTCAACGAAACGGCGGTCGGAACCATCACGGCCGTCACCGGAACGGCAGACGATGGCAAGGTTACAACTGGAACATTTGCAAACAAGGCATGGGTCCGGCGATATACCGGAACGGATTCGCAGACTGTCGATTACATCCTGACAACGGACAATCCATTCCAGTGGACATCCGCGCATCGCGGTCGAGGCGTGGCTTACATCGCCATAAAATTTGAATTTGACCAGAACGTCTACAAGAGCAGCAAACCTGAAGTGACCTGCTTGGTCGAGGGCGCCAAGGTATACGACCCCCGCCTAGACTCGACTCAGACCACCATACCGGGCTCTGGCACTCACCGCGTAAACGATTCGACCACATGGGCGTATTCGACCAATCCCGCCTTGTGCCTCGCCAATTATCTGATTTCGACACGCTACGGCATGGAGGAGTCCAGCAGCCGCATTGACTGGGACTTGGTGGCAGACGCCGCAGACATCTGTGACGAGAACGTCAGCATCCCCGGCAGCACGACCCAGAAGCGGTACACCATAAACTGCGTCTTGGACACCTTCGAGTCGTTCCAATCGAACATTCAAACCATTGTTTCTGCCATGCAGGGCGTCTGCTATTACTCGGGCGGGAAATGGCGAATGTTTGCCGGCGCTTGGTCGGCTTCGGCGTTCTCCATCACGGACGCAGACCTCGTAGACGCTGGCATTGATGTCACCACGGCCTACCCGTACAACGACCGCTGGAACGCAGTACGAGGCTCCTTCACGGACACTAGCCGCAACTATCAGCTGGTTGAGTTCGAGCCGATTGTCAGCTCGACCTATGTCACCGATGACGGCGAGCAGGCGTGGCGAGATATGCCGCAGCCGACCTGCACGACCCAGTACGAGGCCCAACGTAATGCAATCGTGATGCTTCGGAAGTCGCGGAACGGCCAGTCTGCCGTGGTTCGCTGCGGGATGTCGGCGTGGAAAATTCGCCCGTTTGAGACTGGCACCGTGACCATTTCGGAACTGGGCTGGTCCTCCAAGACCGTTCGCTGTGAATCGTGGCGGTTTGACCAGCAGGGCTTCGTCGAGCTGGTGCTCCGTGAGGAGGCATCAACCGACTGGAGCGACCCGGCGGTCGGTGACTATGTGGTGCCTGGCACCATTACCGCCCCGACGCCTGGAGCCTACACTCCGGCAGCTCCTACCGCACTTACGGCCAACGGCCTTACCGGGCTGATTCAGTTCTCGTGGACCGCGCCCAGCGTAGTCCCAACCGGCGCCCAGTACCAGCTGTACGAGTACACAGCCTCCACGCCGTTTTCCTCGGCAACGCTTATTTGGACCGGCTCTAGCACGAACACGGTCATTGCCAAAACCGACACCACCACTCGTTATTACTGGGTGCGGCTGCTAACGACAGACGGCGGCGTATCCTCAACCAATCCGGCCACGACCGGGCTGGCAGCGGCTGCGGCGTCCATCTCCACGACCCTGAACGCTGCCGCGTCGCCTTCCTCACTCTCGACCAGTGGAACCGGAACCCCGTTAACCACGGCCAGCACGACTGTGACCCCAACTGGCGGCACTTCGCCGTACACCTACGCCTGGACGAGAATCTCAGGATCGACTTCTATTGCGGCGAACACTGCATCTGCTGCCAGCACGACCTTTACTGGAACTTCGCTCGCGTCTGGCACGACGTATTCGGCGATTTTCCGCTGCACTGTGACCGACAACGTGGCGGCCACCAAGACCGTCGATGTGAACGTGGAAATCATCCGGCTGGCCATGACAGCCTCGGCCTCGCCGACCTCGTTATACAAATCGACCTTGATTGCTTCGGCCACGACGGCAAGCACTACTGTTACCCCATCAGGTGGCGTTTCGCCATATACCTATTCGTGGGCGAAGGTTTCTGGCGACACGTTCACCATTAACAGCTCTACATCCGCGACCACAACATTTACTAAAACTGGAATGATTGCTGGCGACAGTTTTTCTGGCCTTTACCGCTGCACAGTTACGGACTCCACTGGTGGAACCCCTCTTACGGCAACGGCCGATGTCACCGTCACCATTGAGAACAACGCATGACAAACACAAGGGCGGCTGATGCCGCAGCGGCAACATCTACCCTTGGTTGGCTGGCTTCGTGGGCTACCGACGCCCTGCCAATCATTCAGGCTATGGCGGGCATTGTGGCCATCGTGGCGGGCCTGTTTGCCATCGCGTATCACTGGAAGCGAATCTTCCGATGACCGGGCCACTGCTTGCGCTCCTGCTGCTGGTCACAGACGGCGACACTTTTCGCGCCCGCGTGGAGGTCTGGCCGGGAATCGAGGCCGTGACGGCCGTCCGTATTCGCGGAATCGACACGCCCGAGCTGCGTGGCAAATGCGCCAGCGAGAAAGAGCGCGCTATCGCGGCGCGTGAGTATCTCCGGACGCTGCTGGCCGCTGGTCCCGTGGAATTGTCCAATGTGGAGCCCGACAAGTTCGCCGGGCGGGTGGATGCCACAGTTCGCGTCTCCGGTCAGGACATTGGCGCGGCAATGGTCGCTGCCGGCCACGCCCGGCCCTACAACGGCGGCGCTCGCGCCGGGTGGTGTCCATGAGCCGTTCGCTTGACGAGCTGCACCCCGAGGTGCGCCGGATGTTCGACGCCTTCGCCGCGTCCTGCTTCGCCGAGTCGCTCGACATCCTCGTGACCTGCACTTGGCGCTCGCCTGCCGAGCAGGACCGCCTTTACGCTCAGGGCAGGACTACGCCAGGCAAGATTGTGACGAACGCCCGCGCCGGCCAGTCCTCGCACAACTTCACCCTGAACGGCAAGCCCGCAAGCCTCGCCTTCGACATCGTTCCGCTGGATGGCGGGAAACCTATCTGGGCGGTGTCCAATCCGGTCTGGCAGCGCCTCGGGCAGCTCGGCACAGCGGCAGGGCTGGAGTGGGCCGGCAACTGGAAACGCTTTCGAGAATTTCCCCACTTTCAGCACCCGTTGGCGGCAACCATCCGCAAGGAGGCGACATGACCCTTTTGGAACGCATCGGACCAATTGTTCAGGCAATCGTATCGATTGCTGTCCTCGCGGCCTTCTTCGGGACCATTGGCGGCCTCATCGGCTTGTCTGCTGACATCCCCGGCGGGATTAAGGAGATCTTGCTGGTGCTGGTCGGCGTCCTCGCGGCATCGTTCAAGGATGTAGTGGGCTACTGGCTCGGCTCGTCCTACGGCTCCAGCCGGAAGACCGACCAACTAGCGCAGAAGCCGTGATGGCAGCGCGGATTCCGCGCAAGTTCCAGCTCATGGGACACACCATCACCGTTCGTCGCGTCCCGAAAACGCAGTGGAAACACAAGGACTGCGTGGGCTTTTTTGACCCCTCCAAAATGCTGATTGCTGTTTGCACTGGCACCAACGCCAGCACTCAGGAGCAGATTTTCTGGCATGAGGCGACTCATGCAATGTTCTATTGCTTAGGCAATCCGGACTACGAAAACGAGCAGCTCGTGGACCAAATCGGCGGTCTCATCCATCAAATCGTCACTTCATCGGTGCATTGAATATGGCAACGCGAATAAGTGACGAGCAGTTCATTGAATGCTGGACCCGACACCAGTCCCCGGCACTCGTCTCGAAGGAACTCAACCTAGCACTGAGTAACGTTTTCAGGCGGCGCAATTCCCTTGAGACAAAATATGGGACGCCACTACCGACCGATCGGACGAGCACACGTCTGAACTCAGTCACATCACGCACCTGTATGCCTGCCTCCGCCTTAAAAAAAACAACCGACGATGATACACCAAAGAGCATCGTCCCGCCAACTACAGTTCGAGACCATACATGCATACAATCAA